AGTCGGGCCAACATTTAGAAACTATGGAAAACTATGATTTGTGGTCTGCTGTAGAACACCAGTACCTTTACCAAGATAAAACCAACCTTCGTGCTATGGAAGGTGTAGGTGCTGATTGCTACGCTCACAACACTACCGCTGGTAATTCAACCGTAGTAGTAGAAACTCTCCAAGACCCTAGGGATATAGAAGCAAATCTTTTATCTCCAGTAGAAGCCAACGGAGACGCCAAGTACAACTTCCGTCAGTATATCACCCCTCTCAAGTGTGGTATTATGAGATATTGGGACGACGAAAAACTAGTTCCCCTCTTAAACCTCTTAGGTCTTAGAATTGAAATCACTCTCCAAGACCCTAAGGTTTGCCTTCAGCAGTTAGTCGCCACCACAACACCAGCAGGCGTACCCACTAACGTTTCACTCGCCTCAACACTCACCCACGCAACCGCTGGATTTAATTGTAATAATAATGACGGAACAGACCAGTTTGTAGTTTCAACTAAAAACTGTACCGTTCACAATTGCGGTCTCGCAGTAGGAAACCAAATTACTATTATGTCTAACGAAGATAACGCTGGAGAAACTAAGACAATCACCGCTATTGAACTAGACGGTAGTGCTGTCAAGATTTCATTCGGCGGAGCTCAAGGACCTCTCGCTGGAGCAAGAACCGTAGTTAGAATTAAACACGCAGCCGATAATAGGGCATACACAGTTAGACCAGAATTCAGAGTTGTTTCAGTTCAGCCACCAGCTGGAGAAGTTCAGTCATTAGTTAGAGGAATTGACTATCAGTTCACAACATTTGACCTCTTCTTCAACACCGTACCAGCCGCAGTTAGAAAGCACCAGATTGAAATTCCTAGTGTCGCCACTCAAGCACAGTGCCTAATGACTTTCTTCCACAAAACTTCAGACGAACAGTTCCAAGATAATAGTGAATATTACACTTGCCTTATCCCAGACGAAATCAATTTGTCAAGCGTTCAGTACCATATTGACGGTAGACTTATCCCAGTTCGTGCCTACGACCCTAGACACAAGAACGAGAAGATTATCGCTCAGCACGAAGTCGCCAAAGCATTATCCACCATTAACCGTGAACCTCAAGATTTAGGAAACGCCGACGGTCTCAACTTAGAAAACTATACAAATACATTTATGATTGCTAGAGAGTTAGCGAGACCCCCATATGTCTACCCACTCGCTGAGGCAGAACCACAGATTAGATTAGCGTTCTCTCAGAATACCGCAAGTTCCTTGACCGCTAGAACTTTAGTTTGGTCCAAGAAAACTGTCGTCGCCGACCCAAGCTCTGGAATAAAGGTTATGAATTAACTTTCGCCATATTTTTTTTCTAACAACTATTTATAACAAAAATGGTAGTAGGTCTCACACACTTTTCTCTTCCTCCAATCAACGAAAATCAGACTTCGATTGACGCAAGTAATAAATTAGTCGGCGGTGCTTCATTCAATAAGGGTCACCCTCACGTCAAGTTTTCAATCCCAGCTCAAGATAGAATGTTAAAAACTTCAGAAATGTACTTAACCGGCCAGATTGTAGTTATGAACTCGGACGGTACTCCCCTCACTCTTCCAACTAATAACTTAGAAAACAACAACGGAATTAACCTCACAAAACAAGCTTGCCTTAACTGGTCTAACTGGGGTGGTGTTTCTAACGTCATAGAAAGAGTTTTCGTCCAGTCAAAGAAAAGTTCAGTAGAACTTATGACCCACAATAACTACTCAATGTACCAGAACCTTAGAGCTGGTTACGCCAATAATGAGAGAGATTACTTAGTCTCCCCATTGACTAGAATGTGTGCTTCTGGTGCTAACGCTGGGGCAGTTAACCGTAGACAAGTCGTTCAACCAAACGCCACCCACTCTGACGGAGGTCAGTTCAAAAACATAAACAACTTCAACTCAAATGACTACGGACAGTTCTTCTCCTACAAGATTGACACTTCACTTCTTAACAATGACACTCCACTTCATTTAGGTCAAGACCGTTTAGGAGGTCTTTTAATTACCATTGAACTTAAGAATGATAATGGATTTTACTTCCAGCGTTTCGCCAACCTAGGAGATAATCAAGCAGCCGCCAATATTGACGGTACATTCTACATTCTCAAGAACCTTAGATTAGAAGGTCGCTACATTATCCCAGACGCTAACGACCAAGCACCAGCGGACGTTCCTCTCGCCGAGCGTGTCAACCTTATCAACGACGTCAACTCAAGTCATTCAGCTAACACTTACACCCCACAGTTAAATATGGTTAAGGCGTTCGTCAATGAATACCTAGACGACGACCAGCAGAATAACATTAAACAGAACCAAGATAACTTTAGAATACCATTAGGTCTCGCAAGTTATACTCAGCAGAAGAACAGTGTACGCCAACCAGAAGATTTTGTAATCAATCTTGAACCTAACGCCTTAACAAACTCTACCCCAAATACTCAGTCAGCTTCTAATACTGACGCATTAGGTGTAGACCAGTCTAATCTTGTAGTCAAGGTCGCGTACCAAGGGGACGCCGAACTCCGTTCACGCTTCCAGAGAGCTCTTCTTGACGGTCGCCTCGCAGCCCATTCCTCAGCAACTCTTCAGCAGACAGAAGCGTCAATTGAGAGTGATTTCTCAGCGTTCTCAGACGCCAACAACGGATTTTACCAGCAGACTGACTGTGATTTACTAGGAGTAGGATTAGATTATACTATGGGTCTAGGACTTACAAGTCCATTTATGAACCAAGATTACACCGTCGTACTCAACGCTGGGGTCAACGCTGGTGCTAGTGGAATAGGTGCTAAACTCCCTGCCAACCGCAGAGAGAAGGCAGAACTTCAGCAGACATTCGTCAGAAATGTCGCAACTCTTGATAGTGTTAATTTAGTTAAGTCTCAGTAATTTTTTGTTTCTATATATTATAAAAACAATGCCTGGAACTACTAAAAAGACTTTGACCGCAAGACAAGAAGCAGCCTTGGAAAAGCACAAAGTACACCACACCGCTAAACACATGGCCCTTATGAGAAGGGAAATGAAAAACGGAAAGACATTTTCACAAGCCCACAAAATGGCTCAGAAACAAGTAGGTAAGTAAGTAAGTTCTAACTACTTAGCAAATTACTTACCTATAAATCTTACCGATTTTCTCTATTTTTAAAAGTTTTCACAAATCAAAAATGATTTATGATTTTACAAAAAAAAAATGAATTTTCATTCATAAAGTAATTCCACGGTAAAATAGGTAATATTTTTAGGTAATTAAAAGTTCACAGAGATTTTTGCGTTACCCCCAGTCATTTCAGTAGCTACTCTTTTGAAATCCTCTTCCAGTTGGACGTGAGGGTAATCAGTTATGAGGACGACAAACTGATTGATAAACCAGTCGCCAACATTCTCGCGGAGTAGGTTTCGGTCTTCTATAGACTTAACACCCCACCGTCCGTCGTGAAGTCGCTCAACCTCAACGTCTTTGAGGTGGATAAAGTGTTTGATAATATCGCCAGTATCAAGTTCTGCCATAAGGTCAGTGTACTCCTCAATGTAATCGAACTGGTCTTTTGTGAAGTAGTACTTCTTGAACTCGTCGTGAAACTCTGGGTCTTCAAGAAGAGTTTGGAAGATTGCGTTTTCGTAGCACTCAGCCGCGTACTCACCGTGGAGTTCCATAGAAGCACCGTCTTCTAGAACCTTAGTAATTTTGTTTTCACAGAGAACCCAGAACTCGTGGTTTGGATTGTCAACGATTGGATTTTCGTACTCGCCAATACTTTCGGTGTCAAGTTCAATCAGAACATAATCCTCTTCTTCGGCAATTTTCATAAACCAGTTAATGTTAAGATTAAAGGAGATTTTTCCTATCCCAGAAGAAACAGAGACGGAGTAGTTTTCGTTCGCTTTCTTGTCGTAAGGCATTGTTGTTTTGTGTGATATGCTATATCAAGAAAAAAAATATAAAATTCAATTTATTTATCAGAAAAAACCCAAAATACTTAAGAGACACCCAAAAAAGTGTTCCTACACCCAAAGTTTTTCACGCACCCCACAAAGTTTTCCTAGCCCAGTAGTTCGCACTGTTCTTGTTATTTGCGGTCAGTCGGCCAGACTTGTCACGGATACCCCCACTTCTTTTAAGATAACTCTCCCTTCGTTTACTGTCTTTGTGTTTAGTGAAATCACTCATTGAACTATCGCCATAATGTATTAACTTTTTACCCCCACCTTCGCCCTTGACGTACACCATACCCTTTTTTCCTTGCTTGTCAGATTTGACTGGTTTGTATAATGGTTTCTTTGTTTTGAAATCAGCCCCTGCCTTTGCTAACGCCATAGATATAATTAACACACAAAAAAAAAGAGGTTTTACCCCCAGTTTTTTTATTTTTTTTGTTTAGTACTCCCAGTTCAAAAAGGTTCCAACTGTAATCTTCTCTTCCCCTCCACCCATAGCACCCAACTCCACCCCACCCAAACTCACCGTAGTCTTCGCCTTGACAATATCCAACTCAATCTCACTAATCTTCCCCAACAACTGATTTGTTTCCTCACCCCAGTCGGTCTGAAAAATTCGCTTGAAGTCGTCAATATTCGCTATGACCTCCCTCAAGAACGCTGGAATGCTATAGAGGTAAGCGTGAAGTTTGTGCCAATCGCGTTGCTTGTCTTTGTCGTCTTTGTAAGTAAATATCCCCCTTAACTCGTTCTTCTTATGCCAAGCGGTAATCGCCTTAGTGAGCTCACGCGTAGGGTCGGCCGCCTTCCTCGCCTTCCTCGCTGTGTGTTCTCCACTCTTGCCTTCCATACCCTTCTCAGTCTCGCTGTACGGTTTCTCATTCATACAGTTCTTACTTGTGTAGTGATACTCTTTTATCATTCCACGCTTGAAGAAATGACCGCAACGGTCGCAAGTGTCGTTGACCTTGAACCGTTCTGCCGTCTTAGGGTCGATACCCAAATTGACGAAGGTACGCTGTGCCTTCTTGTTGACTGGCGGACAGACTTCGGTAGTGTTAGAGGGGCAGTTTAGTTTGTCGCACCCACTTTCTGTAACAGAATAATCGTCGTCGCTCTCGCAGTCGCACTTTGGCGGAGTGTAAGGCGGAGGAGGCGGAGTTTTTGGGGTGGTCCTCTTATTCTTCTTTTTGAAGCGTTCGGTAGTCTTCTTAATCTTGATAATCTTCTTGGTTTGGTTCATATCCATATTTGCTTGTAAATCTGCCTAATCAAGAAAATTCTGAAAAAATTCAATTTTGTAGAAACTTGAGACCCAAATTTTATTCTTTGGGTCTAGGAACCCAAAAAACAGACTTTTTGGGTGTCGCTATCCGTTTAGTTTCAATTAAATTGATTTTTTTTCAGAAAAAAATTATATAGCACATACACAAGCAATACAAAGCAAAGCACAGCAAATCAAACACTCAAACACTATGGCACTTACGGCTCAGAACATTAACGAAATGTGGACGAAGTACAAGAACGAGTTTATTGTGATAAACACACACCCCCAATATCTCACTACCGAATGGTTCAAACTTCACAAGGACTGGAAGAACGAGTGGGAAACTATCTGTGGAGACTGGAAGCCGAGCAACCTCAAGCAGCTCGGTTTGTGGGACGAACTTCACGAGGACTTTCAGAAGGAAATCCTATGGGAGTGGGACCTTACTCTGAACGGCGACGCACTTACTGCGTACGCCTGGCACTAATCACTAACTAATTACCCCCATATATATACAAAAATACAAAACAAAATAAAAAATCCCTTTTTTTTGTCTGAAATTTGTTCTAGTATAGAGACATCCATTCTATATCATTCTCCGAATGGTTAATTTATAGTGTATATAAGAAGGGAGCCTTTCGGCTCCCTTTCTTTTTAGGATTTAAATGAAAAATTTAACTTAAATTTATATATCCGTATATTCTAACAACAATTCTAAACTGTGTATAGCTTTCTTAATATCTTCAGAGCCATTTTTGAACCTGTTTCTGGTTATGTAACTTATAGCTTCAGACTCTAAGTTGTTTAGATTGTTTTTAAAACAATACTCAGCAGGTTGAATAGCCATATGTTTGTAATGATCACCACCTACTTGACGGTTAGATGGTTTAGCATCTATTTGCTTATCCCATTCTTTATCTGTCATGTCATCTCCTGAGTTACTCTTTTCTTCTTTGTGATAATCCTCAGGTTTAATTTTATCTATACTCATAGTTCAATCTCCACTAATTCTGGTGTGTTATATGTGGTGGGTAAATTCCTACCCTCTATAACGGATTTATATTCGCCTAACAGCCTGTCAAGCTCTAACCACCCAGCATCCATATCTTCGTGTTTCATTTTGAATACTTTAGATGCGTAAGGGTGTTTCTTTTCTTGTGCTACAAATAAAAAGTCAGCAACGGTAAAGCCTGCTAGCTCAAAAGCTCTCTTATACCAAGATGCCTGTAGTTCATACTGATACTTCTTCACAGAGCTGGTAAAGTCTCTAGGCTTCACAGATTGTGT